CAACGCTGACCGCAAACGCCCTGACGGTTACGAACGCAGTGACGCTGAGCGGCGGGGTCGCCAACGGCGTGGCCTACCTCAACGGCTCCAAAGTCCTGACCACTGGGTCTGCGCTGACGTTTGATGGTTCCATATTCTCTAATGCTGTTACTGGTGCAAGTGCAGTTTTAAGAATCAACAAAACGGATGCAAGCACGGCTGGCATCTTTGAAATTGAAAGCGGAAACAGCGCCACTTTCATTAAAAGTTCTACAACGAAGCCACTTGCCTTCTACATCAACTCAGCCGAACAAATGCGCCTGACCAGCACAGGTCTGGGTATTGGGACGAGTTCGCCTTCCGAGAAGCTGACCGTATTTTCTGGAACTAACAATAGCAATGTTGCAAGATTTACTGGTGGTCAAATCGCAAAAGGGCTAGTCATATCGACATTTGCATCCAATGGCAATGATGGAGGTGTTAAATTTACTTCGTCTGATTCGTTTTCTTTCTTTGTTGGTGCAAACGAGTATCTGCGAATAAGTAATGGCGGCGGTTTGAATTTTGGGGCAAGCAGTGCTTTACAACTCGACTCCTCCGGCAACCTCGGCTTGGGGGTTACGCCGAGTGCTTGGGGGAGTGGTCGCACTGCTTTTGAAGCCGGAAATTATCTGTATTCGTCCAGCATCTATACCAACGAGCTGTTGCAAAACGCCTACTACAACGGCACGAACTGGATCTATCGCATCACAGCGGCTGCCTCCAGATTCCAATCAGGCTCTGGTGCGTTTGCTTGGTACACCGCCCCCTCCGGCACAGCAGGTAACGCTATTAGCTTTACTCAGGCGATGACGCTGGATGCGAGTGGGCGACTTGCTTTGGGAGCTACATCGGCAAACGAGAAGATGCTGGTTGCTTCATCTACTTCCGCAAGCTACATCCAACTTTGTGATAGCAGCACAGGCACAACTTCTGGTGATGGTTTGTTTATTGGGTCTTTTAACGGTGCGGCAGAACTAAAGACCAAGGAAAATACATCACTGGCTTTTGGCACTAACAACACCGAACGCGCCCGTATCGACTCCAACGGTAACTTGCTGGTGGGGACGACGAGTGGCAGCTACAAAGTAGAAGTTGCTGGTGACGTAAACATCACAGGTAGCTACCGAGTTAACGGCACAGCTTTCTCTGGTCTTACTGGTGGTCAAACAGGTTCTGCACCTTTGTATGGAGCACGTGCTTGGGTAAACTTCAATGGCACTGGAACTGTGGCTATTCGTGCGAGTGGGAATGTGTCGAGCATTACTGACAACGGCACGGGCGACTACACGGTGAACTTCACGACTGCTATGCCTGATGCGAATTATGCCTACGCTGGTATGGGACGAAATAGCGCGAACCAAGAAATAATTACATTACACGCATCGACAGCCCCTACTACCAGCGCACTTCGTATCCGAATGCAAAGTATATCTGCATACGGCGATGGTGAATACGTCAACGTAATTGTCTTCCGCTAACCGCCATTCGCTAACGCTCATACAAAGGAACCCAAATGAACCAACGAATCATTTACCCAACAGACGATGGCGGCGTGGCTGTCATCATCCCTGCACCGGAGTGCGGCCTGACCATCGAAGAAATCGCTGCCAAGGATGTACCTGCCGGTCGACCTTTCAAAATCGTGGATGTGTCAGACATCCCTGAAGACCGCACATTCCGTGCAGCATGGGAGTATACAGAATGATTACCATTAACATCGACAAAGCCAAGATCATTGCTCACGATGCTCGTCGTGCTGCTCGTGCAGAAGAATTTGCACCTTTAGACATTAAAGCAACTATTCCCTCAGAGGCAGTAGCTGCTGAAGCCGGTCGTCAAGCTGTGCGTGAGAAATATGCTGCTATGCAAACAGCAATTGACGCTGCATCTACCGTTGACGAAATCAAGGCTGTAATGCCTAAATAAGGAAACATCATGACTATCACTTGGAAAATCTCTCAACTAGACCGCAACACTGCTGACGGTTTCGTGACCACAGCACACTGGACTTGCTCCGGTCAAGACGGTGACTTCTCTGGCTCTGTCTATGCCTCTTGCGGCTTTGACGGTGAACTGTCTATCCCTTACGAATCTCTGACTGAAGCCACTGTGCTCGGTTGGGTGTGGCAGAAGGTTGACAAAGAGGCTACTGAGGCAGCTGTGGCTGCTCAGATTGAGGCTCAGAAGAATCCTGTGACTGCCAGTGGGACTCCTTGGTAAGTATGAGAGACTGGGCCGAAGCATTCGTGGCGGCGGCTTTGGTCGTCGTCATGATGCTCTGGACCATTAAATCCGTCATGGAGGTTCTCAATGCGTAATCTGCTTGTTTGCCTGCTCTTGCCAGTTTCAGTTTTTGCGCAGGACACGACGATCAACTACAAAGGCCAGCCGCCACCCACAGCGATGGCCCCCAGCCTGTCCGCGATGGGCCAGGACATCTGCGCCGTGCCAATCAGCGGCGCGGTGTCGTCAACCGTCATCGGGGTGGCAGGTGGCACTGTTGTCAACGACAAGAACTGCGAGCGCATCAAGCTCTCCAAAGTGCTCAACGACCTGGGCCTGAAGGTTGCCGCCGTGGCGGTTCTTTGCCAGGACGAGCGCGTATGGAACGCCATGGAGATGTCTGGCTCTCCGTGCCCTATTGGCGGCTCGATCGGAGATGCGGCGCGCGACGCCTGGAAGAAGCTCAACCCTGAACGATTCGAGGCGCTGTATGGCAAAGCGGTTGCTACTGCTGACGCTAAGCCTGCTGGGGGCTGGTAATGCGCTGGCTCAGGGCTGTTATTGCACGACTGATTGGCGCATTGACCCCAACACGCAGTACAACTATTGCATCGCCAACACCAGCTGCTGGGCCTGTCAGCCCGGAGCCTATGACCGTACTTGGCAAAGCTATTTCTGCAATGGCGTCGCCCCAGCCCCGGCTGTCACCTGCCAAACCAGCTTCGCCGAAAAAACCGAAAGCTGCCCCGCGCATTTCAGCGGCGTCAAAAAGTACAAGCAAGAAACCCAAACCTGCAGCGACGGCAAAGTCACCCAAGGCCCGTGGCAGCTCTACCAAGATACCTGCGTCCAAGACCCGCCAACATGCAAGCCGACCAGCGAAACCCAACCCCTAAGCTGCCCCGCAGGGTACACCGGGTCTATAACGCAGACTCGCGTGGGGACGTGCCCCGATCCGTATGGGAGTTTGTCTTTCACGTCTTGGATGACTACTTCGGACGCGTGCGTAAAGTCGGTCACAAACCCGACCAACGTGCTCTCGCCAATCAGTCCGATCAACCCCATCAATCAGGCCACATCTGCTCCCGCGATTCAAGCCGCACCTGTAATTGCCCCCGTGGCGCCTGCGCCGACGACGATGCAACCTACAGACACGCCAGAGGCCCCTACCTCCGCGCCCCAGAGCCAAACCACCTCGGAAACTTCCGCTGCCCCGTCAGCGGCCAGATCTGCTCCAGCGGCGTCTGCCGGAAATGGTGCGAAGGCAGCGGCGCTTGTACAGAAACTGGAGTTGATAGGCGCGCTGCCAAAGCAGCCCAGTATTATCGAAACATTGACGTTGAAACAGGAGTTACCCGATGACGTCCGAAGACAGCAAAACTTTCTCCTTGACCTTATCACCACAGATGATTCTTGGATTGATCCTGACCGCTCTGCCTGTGATTGGCGGGTCAGCCTATGCGGGGATCACATTTTTCAATAAGATGCAGGCCACCATTGACGCAGTGGAGTCCGCTGTTCCCTACGACGACACAGAGCTTCGCGAGCTGGCCAAGCGGCTCGAAATCGAGATGAAGTCTGTCAAGGAGCGCCAGCTGGCCACCGCTGAGCAGGCCGTGCGCATCGCTGAGAAAGCCAGCGACGCCATCGCCCTGGCCCGCGAGACCAGCGCTGTGTCGCGCGGCTCGGCCGCTGAGACCAAAGCCGTGCTGGACGCCCAGGGCCGCGAGGTCAACGCCAAGCTCTCGCAGCTCAAAAACGAAATCGACAGTGCGGTGTCAAACCTCCGCACCGAGATGAATGCGCTCAAGCGCGCATCAACCAATCCATTAACCAAGTAAGGATCTGTCATGCTATCCCTGATTTCCACCCTCGGCGGCCTGCTGATTTCCGGCCTCCCCAAGTTGCTGGACTTTTTCCAAGCCAAGCAAGACCAAAAACACGAGCAGGAGCTGGCCCGTCTGGCCAACGAGCGCGATCTGGCCATGGCCAAAGAAGGCTTCCTTGCGCAGCAAAAAGTCGAAGAGTTCCGCACCGAGCAGGTCGCCATGCAGACCCAAGCCCAGATGGCCGAGGCTGAAGCTGGCATGGTCAAAGGCGCCCAAGACCACGACAAAGCGATTCTGGAAAAGTCATCGACATGGGTGGCCAATTACATTGGCACTGTGCGCCCCACGGTGACGTACCTGTTCATCTTTGAGTTGATCGGCATCAACATCTGGATCGCCGCCTACGGCTGGAGCAACCCTGAGCTCATGGCCACCATGGACGACTTCATCAAGTTCACTGACACCGTTTTCACGAGTGATGAGATGAGCATGCTGGGCGGCATCATTGGCTTCTGGTTTGGCTCTCGCGGCTGGCAGAAAAAATGAGAACGTCCGACAAAGGCATCCACCTGATGCACTTGTTTGAGGGGTACCGCGACAAACCCTACCTCTGCAGTGCGTCGATGTGGACAATCGGCTGGGGGCACGTGATCTATCAAGACCAGATCAGGCTCCCTCTGGTGCGCAAGCCGGGCTACGAAGGCCCGCTGCGCGCCGAGTACCAACTTCACCCGGAGGACAACCGTGTCTGGCCCAAAGAAGAACTGGTCGAAATTTTCAAGAATGACCTCGTATCTTTTGAACGTGGTGTTCTACGACTTGCTCCCAATCTCAATAGTCCTGAGCATCAATCAAAATTTGATGCCTGTGTTGCGTTCAGCTTCAATGTAGGCCTAGGCAACTTTCAGCGCTCGACCATCCGCCAGAAAATCCTGCGGGAAGACTGGGACGGGGCGGCTGAAGCGTTTATGCAGTGGACCAAAGCCGGGGGCAAGGTCCTAAAGGGGCTGGTGCGTCGCCGCCAGGCCGAAAAGGACCTGTTCTTGTCTTGATGGCGCCTTGAGGTTTGCCCTCTGGCCGCCAGCCGCCTATAATTCCGCAACACAGCGCCTGCTGGACCAGCGGCTTCAAACCAAACTGGAGTCCCCATGTACACGATGACGTACAGCAGCCTGCTCGAAGATGTGCGCCGCTATCTGGAGCGAGGCTTTACCGCCGAGAGCGATCAGATTGTCTACGAGCAACTGCCGCGCCTGATCACCCTGGGCGAGCGCCGCATCTCGCGTGAGCTCAAAATTCAGGGCTTCATCCGTGCCGTCACCACCTCCCTGCAAACCGGCGTCGCCACATACCGAAAGCCCGACCGCTGGCGCGACACGGTGAGCATGACGCTCAACGGTCAGCCGATCTTTGCACGCTCCTACGAATACTGCCGCTCGTACTGGCCAGATGAGGCTGAAACCGGCACCCCCCAGTTTTACGCCGACTACGACTACAACCACTGGCTGATCACGCCAACACCGGCAGCGGACAGCACGCTGGAGGTGATGTACTACGAGCAGCCGCGTTTCTTGGGCGAGGACTTCCAGACCAACTGGCTCACCGAGTACGCGCCGGACCTGCTGTTGTACGCAACGCTTCTGGAGGCCACACCGTTCTTGAAGAAGGACGAGCGCATCGGCACCTGGCAGCAGATGTACGACCGTGCGGCCCAGGCGCTCAACGGCGAGGACCTCAAGAAAATCATGGACCGCAGCGCCCAAAGGACTGAAGCATGACCACCTATACCGACGTTTTTGGCGGTGCCAACATCTACCCGAGCGAGATAGATTACAGCGCCGTTGCCCTGGCTGCCGACATTACGCTGAGCTGGCCCGACGAGACATCGACTAGCCAGAATCTGGCCACCAAAATCATGGACGTCACCCCGGCGTCCTCTGGCCTAGCCATCACCTTGCCGCCTGCCGACAAAACAGGCACGGGTCAAACCATCCTGTTCAACAACCGTGGAGCCTCGACGTTCACGGTCAAAGACGCCGATGGCGTGCAGGTCGTCACACTGGCGTCTGGCGAGCTGTGGCAGGTTTACCTCACCGACAACAGCGACGCAGCGGGCACTTGGGTGGCGCTGCAGTACGGCGCATCGACCTCGATGGTCA